CATGTCGGTGTCGTCGTGCAGGGATTGGTTGCATAACACACAGTGGGGCGGCGGCGCATAACGTCGTCGCCCTCATTTAACTTTCAAGGACATCATGGCAAAACGAACACAACAGCTTGACCTGCCTAGCGAGATTGCAGAAATCGCTCAGTCGGCCGCCCCCGTCGCAGAGAAAGCGCCGGAGGTCACACCCGACCAGATCGCCCAGCTTATTCTCAAGGGCAGCGACGACACAAAATCCGCTATACGCAAGGCGCTGGACCTCGATAAGACCCATGCCAGAGTACGGAAGAACAAAAACCAGACCAACAGTCAGGTGCGTAACACCGTCAAGGCGATAGGCGAAGTGACTCATATTGACGACTACGTGCCAGACCCCCCAGGACGTATCTCCGACCGTGGTCCAGAGGCAATACGTATTTGGCGAGAGCGTTGGCTTGACAGCAACGGCGACAACCTCTCCGAGTACGATCTCGACCATATGGCACTTGAAGCGCAAGAATAATGACCGAAAGCGTTGGGCAGATTAATGCGGCGAGCTTTTTTGGCGACACTGCATTGCTTGGTACACTGGAGGCTGGCACCGTGGCTATTAGTGATGCCTTCACCCTACCTAGCCTGACGACGACGGAACGCGACGCGCTTACAGCCGCTAACGGAATGTTGATCTACAACACGTCGACCAACACTCTGCAAGGGTATGAGAACGGGTCTTGGGTTAATATGAGGTAATGTGAGGGCGTAGGATGACCAACCTTGAAGTGATTCAGACGGCGCTGCGACGCGTCGGGCTGAACAGCAACGCGTCTACGTTTAAAGACGGGGCGCGGACGTACCTCAACATGGTCGGCAAGGACGTACAAAGCCGCGAGAAATGGAACTGGCTGTTTAAGGCATCGACGTTTAATACGGTTGCCGGCACCCAGACCTACAGCCTCGCGTCCAACGCCCTGACGCCGCTTAGTTTTCGCAACACGACCGAAGACCACGTCATCATCGTTATGTCGAGCCAGGACCTCGATGCGGCCGATCCTAACCACTCCACCGACGGCGATCCGCGCTGGGTGGTCATCGACGGCGTCGACAGCAGCGGCCTTGTGCAGGTTTCATTATACCCCAAGCCCGACGGCGTCGACACCATCGCCTACCGGTATTACGCGTCGGTGCCGGACTTTACGGCCAGCGACGACAGCAACAGCCTCGACGGCCATTACTCGCCGGTGGTGCAGCCTGCGTTGGTTTACGGCGTCAGCGCCCTCTACAAGCAAGAGAAGGGCGACGACCAAGGTTCGATGATCGACCGCCAGGAGATGGAGCGCGTCTTAGGGGTCGCCAGCCGCCAGAACGCCAACGTGCAAGGCAACCGCACCTACCGTATGCGCCGTTCCGACAACCGTGGCAGCAGTAAGTTTTCGTATTCGCCGCAAGAAGGCAGTCTTAGCTGATGCCTATCGCTGCACAAAGTTTGCGTTTGGGGCCGTGGCGCGACGGCGTCAACTACAGCCTACCGGCCGAGGAGGTCTCACCGGCGGGTCTGTATGATATGGAGAACTGCACCGTTGGGTTAGCCGGAGAGGTCAAAAAGCGCAAGGGCTACGCTAAGTTCAACGCCAGCGCCATGAACAGCGGCGCTACCGTCACTGGGTTAGGACAGGTCGTCCTCGCCGGCACCGAGAAGGTGTTTGCCTTTTGCGGCGATAAGTTCTTCGACGTAACGGGCGGCACCGCTACGGACCGCACCGGCAGCGCGACGGTCACCGCCGGCAACGACAACACCTGGAACTGGGTTCTCGCGGGATCGACCTTAGTCGCCGCCAACGGTGTTGACACCGATGCCGTGACATGGGCCGGTGGTACTGCTAACATCGCCGCCCTCGATGACGACTCGCGTTTCACCAAACCAACATGGCCTGCCTTTTGGGAAAACCGCCTTTGGCTGGGCAACGAGAACTCCAACAGCGACCGCCTCTGGCGCAGCGCCCCAGGCGACATCACGACGTGGGGCGCTCTTGACTACTACGCTTTCGGCTACGAGATCACCGGCTTACAACCTTTCCAAAACACGCTGGCTGTCCATACCGAATACGGCATCCATACGCTGACGGCGACGGGTAGCTCAACGATACCTTTCCAGCAGCAGCAGCGCACCCAGCGCGGCACCATCGCCGGACGCACCATCGTCACGGTGCCAGGCGAGCGTCAGATCTTCGTACGCGACGACGGCATCTACCAATGGACCGGCGGCGCTCAAGTGGAGAAGATCTCCTTTGCGCTGGATGACCGCTATTGGGACGACATCAACGTAGCGCGACTGCCGTATGCTTTTGCTAACTATTACCCTGCCAAGGAAGAGGTTTGGTTCTACCTACCCCACGGGGCCAGCCAGACGACGATGAACTCCGTCATCGTGTACTCAGCCCGTTTAAACGCTTGGTTTGGGCCGTACAACAACTTTACGCGGGACAGCGCCGCCGTCATCGACGACCTGCCCCACGCCGGTGACTTCGCCGGTCGCATAATGAAGCATGAGACGAACAACAACGACGATGGGGCCGCGATTAAAGCCTACTTTGAAACCGCCAACATCGCACCGCAAGGCGACGATGTCGAGTGCCGCTGGCTCTATGCGCGGACGCTCTTCGACAATTTGGGCGACTTCGATGTCAGCGTGCAGCAGACGGGTGCCGGCATCGTCAGCAACACCGAGACGATTACTATGGGGCAGTCGGGTGCATTGCTGGACTCAACCTTCGTCCTTGACAGTTCGGCGTTGGAGTCGGATGTGTCGGCGCTGACCGACGACTCTGACCTTTTCGGCTACGACCCCCGCACCAAGCTACGATTAAGCAACTTCATCGACGACGAGACTTTCACCATACGGCGGGTAAGCCTCCAGTACAAGCCCATTGGCCGCACGCGCAAGCGCAAGACAGGAATTGAGTAATGGCATACCAGAACCCCTACGCCCAAGCGGCTGCCAACCAGAACAAGAAGAAGAAAAAGCCAGCGGTTAATCCGGCGTCGATGTATAACCCGCAACAGCAACGTACGCAACCTCAGATGCCAGCGTCGCAGTCAGGCGCTACGGCACGTCTAACGGTGATGCCTAACCAGTTTGGCGGTCGCAACCCGTTTACCGTGGCAACCCCAGGAAGTCCAGACCCCCTTGCCCAAGCGATGATGCCTGACTTCATGTCGATGTATAACACGCCGATGGGTCAAGTTGTTAATGATGTTGACCCAGGGTCGATGATCCACGGCCGCGCCGTCAACGATGCACCAGCCGACATGAACGCCGCGTTTAACAACATGGTTAACGCACCCGCCGCGCAACCGGCCGTTAATCCGGCGTCGATGTTCAACCCGCAAGCGCCACAACAACCGGCCGTCAACCCAGCGTCGATGACCAACGCACCGTTGCCGCCACCTCCACCGCCCCCACCGCCGCCGCCGAGCAGTATGACCAATGCGCCGGCAGCGCCAGCGCCGCAACCGACAGTTGACCCGTCAACGATGACGAATGCTCCGGCACCGCAACCGACGCCAGCACCGTCGACGATGTTCAACGCGCCAGCGCCGCAACCTACGCCAGCACCGTCGACGATGTTCAATGCTCCAGCGCCGCAACCTACGCCAGCGCCGTCCACGATGACGAATGCTCCAGCGTTGCAACCTACAACAGCACCACCGTTGCCCCAGCAAGTAAGCGGTATAGCACCGCCAACCGTAGCACCGCCATTGCCACCGGAGGTTAGCGGTGTAGCACCGCCTGCAACTGCACCGCCGTTACCACCAGAGGTTAGCGGCGTAGCGCCGCCAACGGTAGCACCACCATTGCCGCCGGAAGTCAGCGGCGTAGCACCGCCAACGGTAGCACCGCCGCTGCCGGACATCTACAGCGGCGCTCCAGCGCCAACAACGACACCAGCGATACCGGATATCTACAGCGGTGCAACACCAACGCCGGAGTTACCGTCGATTTACGACACCGGCCGAGCGCCAGCGCCAGCACCTGAGATACCGTCGATCTACAGCGGCGAGTCAGCGATGCCGCAGCTACCGGATATCTACACCACCGGTGCAGCCGACGCAGAAGCCGCACGGCTAGCGCGGTCGATGACCAACACCACTGACTTTGCATTGCCCGATACCAGCGGATTCCGACCGGAGCTACCGCCAGAGGTCAGCGGCGTCGATGCCACTGTTGCCGATAGGATGCCAGCGGTGCCACCGGAGGTCAGCGGCCTACAACCTACGTCACCGGCGCAAAGCTACGCCGACTTGATAGGCGACCGCACCGGCGTAGAAGCACCTGTCGCCGAGACGTCACCAGCGCAAAGCTACGCTGACTTGATTAAGAGCCGCCTCGATGCTACGCAGGGCGACGCTGGTCAAGGCTACGCCGACCAGATGCAGCGCCGTATCGACGACACCGTCGCTACCGGCCCAGGCGAAGAATACGCCGCCGAGCAGCAGCGTCGCTTTGAAGCTACGCAGGTCGAGAGACCACAGACCGACTCCATACAAGAAGCACTTAACCGCCAATACATGGATCGCATCGGCGGCGGCGAAGACCCAATCCTCGCCTCGCAGATGGCTGACTTACGCAAGCGCCAGCAAGACGAGGAAGCGGCGACACTAGAGCAACTCAGCCGCTACGGCGTCTTACGCGGTGGTGGCGATACCGCCAGTGCGTTGATGCAGATGCGCGAGGGGCAGTCGCGTAACCGCCTGGCGCTGGAGGCATCGGCCGCACAGCGACAGCAGCAAGACCTACGCGATGCGTTGGGCTTCGACCAAGCGCGGTCGCAGCAGGGGTTAGCCGGTAG